CCATTGACGTACCAAGGTAAACATCCATACCGCTGTAAATAGTTGCAAGAATTTCTTGATTGATTCCAGAACGTAACAAATAAGGATCAGGGAAAATAACTTTTTGAGGATCAATACCAGTAGAAAGAATCAAATCCATCAATCTAATTCCACCCATAGAACCAGAAGCCTCAGTATGCAAATACAAAACAGCATCATCATATTTTTTAGCAAACATTGAAAATGCTAAAAGATTTTCACCAAAGGCTTTACGAATAGGTGAGACACCTTTATTTGCTGCGTTCATACCAACAACAAATTTATCTTCACTAATCTTCATAAATTCTCGACCAGTCATCTGATCACCATCAATAGTTTTGAAAGACTTAGTTGGTTTGAAAACTTTTTCAATAGCGTGAGGAACATACCAAGATTCAATTCCAACATTTTCTAACATTGCTTTACCAAACTTGCTCATAGCAATCGGGTAAACAAAATCTTGACGACACCAAGCAGCAACTTCAGGTGGTGCTGGAACGTGATCAATAGGAGTCCAAGAAGCAACAGGAAACTCTTTCCACTTATCGCCTTTGAAAACCCAAACATCAAACAATGTCATCAACAAATGTTCAGCGTCTTTATCTCTTTTAGACCAGTCGTGCATATGCGCTGGTATAACATCATTAGACCAAGTTTCCATACCTCTTGGATAAATAGGAATACCACCAGCAGCAGAATTCCAAACAGTTGCAGATGCTTCTAAACCATAATTAGCAGCAACAGCAATATCGTTGCCATCTGCTTTAAGTCTTGTAATTGCTTGAGCAGTTTGCTGACCATAACCAGTCGCAGCCCAAGGTGCGTTTGATACCCAAAGAATTCTTTTTGGGTGTTGTACAACATTTTGTAAGTTTTTATTTTGTTTTTCTAATAATCTTCGTTGTTCACGATTCACACAGGACTCCATATAGACGCAGGTTGTCTCCCACCTTATTACAGATGGGAGACGAGTATGTCTAGGACACGGCCTGCGCTCCGTGTCCCAGAACTTTGTTCAAATCAGACTCGGTTTAGGAGTTGCTTGATTTGAAGAATTTGACGTGGCTGGTTTGAATTAAGTTTCCATCCACTCTGAATGTTGATCTAAAGGTGATTAAGTCGTTTGAGAACGCAAAATCATCTGAACGATCTAACTTCAGTCCGCCAACTTGACGTACATAGTAACTTGGCAAGTTACCGAAAATCACAGGTTTGGCTGCTGATGCTGCTGAAGCCATTGCTGGGTTTTCGAATATTGGATAACCAAGTAGTAAGTCGCGTGCGTCTGCTGAAAGTGATGGTGTGAACAAGTATTGTCCTGAACCATCTTTCAATTTACGTACGTTTGCAATAGATGCAGAGTTCATTTGGAAACCAGTTCCAGGAAGTCTACGGCCTACTGTTTCAATGCTGTAAACAAGATCAATCAAGTTATCAGCAGTTGGGTTTAATGAAGTTCCAGTTACAGCAGAACCTGCACGGCTAACTAATCCGTTTGGTTGTGTAGTACCTGTACCAACAGTTAGAGCGTTGTTCACGGCATAACCCATTGCGTTACCTGTTTGGGTAGCAAGGAATCCGAGAATATCTACTCCAGCATCTTCAACAAGTTCGCGTGAAACTTGGGTCAAGAATGAGTACTTGAATGCACCAAGAGTTACGAAGTTATTGAATGTTGGATCGCTTTCGCCAATTTCATTACCCTCAGAAGTTACTGTTCCAGTTGAATATGCAGAAAGTGAAGGAATTTGTAAATTCTCTCCGCCTGCTGTGTTCAAGATGGTTGAAGTTTCTAGCATTGGGCCAACTGTTCTAGCAAGCAAGATAACTTGATCGTAGAAAGAAGTTGGAACTGGTGAACCAGTTGAACCCTTAGTTACATCACGCTTTTCGAAATTGTATGAACGAATATCACCGCGTGCTAAAGCACGGATGGCATCTGCATCATTCTTTTCGTTGCGTACTTCTGCAACTGGTCTTGCTTGGTTTTCGAAACCTTGCATTGATTCAGCGGCGCGAATTTCGCGTTCTGCATCTGCTTTTAATGTTTCGATTACTTTTGCGCGTGAATCGAGGTCAGCAGAAATATTTTCATATTTTGCATTTTCCTCTGCTGTTAGATCGCGCTTTTCAGCAGCAGCAACATCCAAAAGTGCTTTGGCTTCGTGCCAGGCTTTTTGGCGTGCTTCGTGTTGTTGTTTAATGTATTCCACGAATACTCCTTGTAGGATTGGTTTTGATAATGTGAATCTGCGAGGCTCACTCGACAGTAAAAATGGTGGTGGCATCCACGCAACCACCATTAGTCTAACAAACTTTTAGCGTGTTTCTTTTATCTCTTGAATTCTTGTTTCTTGAACAGGGTCAAACTTTTTCATTTCAATAGGTTTGTTAATATCGCAAATTGCTTCAGCCATAGCATCAGCCAATTCAGCAATCGAACCTGATTCTGGGTATCCCGCTGTTTTTAGAATTGCATCTTTTATTTTTGCTTTATCCATTGTTATACAGCCTTAAATAGTAGGTCTAATTGTTTACGTTTCAATTCCAATAACTCATCAGCAGACGGAGTGTTATCTCTCAACTTGCTAACAACTTCCTGAAGAAGATCAGCATCAGAACCTGCTAACTTTTCTCCTGCTTCAAGTTTCACCATAGCGTCAGCCAAAGCATCAACATTCACATTGGTTCTAGTTGCAAGAATATCTAGTGATCTAACTGAAGCAGTTGTTGCTTCGTAGGCTGGGAAACCTGTAACAATAGAAACTTCGTGTAAACGAATTTCTTTGAGTTGTCTTGTCATCCCATCATCAGACCAAGAATCGCCTTTCGCTGGAACAGAGAAACCAAAAGACATTGCGTGAACGTCTCCACGTTTCATAAGAACTGCTAAGTCACGACCTGCTGTTGTGTCAGGCAAAGTTGCTTCAGCAAGTAAGCCTTTTGAATCTTCTGTAAGTCTTAAAGTCTTTGAACGAGTAGAAGCCAAAACTTCATCCATATTGTGATTTTTGAAAAGTTTAACTTCGTTACGCGCTTTTAGTGAACGTTTGAACGCACCAGGCATAATTCTTTCAATGAAAGGTAGTGGTTCAGAGTCGCTGTTGAAAACTGCTGCGTAACCTGTGAAACGCATTCCGTCAGATTCGGTTGCTTCAACTCTTAATTCAAAATCAACATCTGTTTTAATTCTGCGTTCAACTTTATTCACTTGGTTTTCCTTTTCTTCTTTGTTTAAGTTTACATTGATTGATGAGTAGCGTGCTTTATTTTCCTCAGCATCAAGTCTGTTGATTACACCTTGTGCGTAATCTAAAGTTCTTTGCGCTGCTCTCTTTGATGGTCCACTTCCCCACAATAAATGAGCCACAAGTCCCGCACCAGGATATTCGGGATGACTAGAATTTGAATTCTTAGGTGCATCTAAATCAACAAGGTGTCTAGCAATCCAAGGTGCAATCCTGCGCCACTTATCCTCAGATACACGACCATCAGCCATATCTCTGGCTTCTTGTTTTGTCTTATCTGTCAAACCATCTCCACCAAAACCTTGACGATTAAGTTCAAGTCCACGTCTTGCAGCGGCACGCATATAACTAGGTGGAGTTAGATTCACTTGTCTTGCTTCTTCCAACTCATCTTCTAATTCTTCTTCATCCTCATCAGTAGGTTGCCAAGCATTGCAATAATATGCACCATTAACGTAGTCATCCCATTTCTCACACCAAGCACGAAGTTCACCATCAGCAAATTCTTTAACATCATCTTCTTTGTAAAAAAGACAATTACCACAAGCACGCCCCTCTGGAACATCCTCAGTAAGAGATGGTCGGTAATTATCAGGTAAGACTCTTTTTTGTTTTTTCATCTTCTTATATTTGATTCTTAAATCATCAATCTTAGTAAGGGTTGAAAATTTATGACCAACTAAAACATCTGTATCTTCCCAACCATCTTCTTCTTCTCTAAAAATTCTTATCAAAGCAGCAGGGTCATCTTCAGTACCCTCTATCGTAAAATCTGAATTAGGAACATTTATTGTTCCATCTCTAACGATTCGAACAATTCTTCCTCTTGCTCTACCACCAGAAGAATTCCAAGAAACAAAATCACCAATTCTTAATTCGTCAGGTCTTGCTCTTTCCCCACCTGGTTCAATTTCTTCAGCAATAGAGATAGCAACCATCTGATCAATAGCGGCTTGTTTAGTTGTGTGGCATCCCATAACTTCGCCATCATCTTTAATAGTTGCCCAACCTGAGCAACCAGCAGCATTATCAGTTATGTAATAAGGCATTAGAGTATCTGCGCAATCCAACTAGCCGTATGACCATTTTTATTTGAAACTAACCACACAGTATTACCTTGATGCATTGTCAATTCAATTGAATCTAATTTTGTCAAAACCATTCCTGTACTTGTAGTAACTGATTGATTTCCTATATAAAGGTTATCTGAATTATCGTTATTGTGTATATGAAGAACTACTGGATTATTAGAAATACCATCAACTCTTGATGGTGCAGTTCCAACTGACATCTGACCTGAAAGTAACTGACCCATAACCTGCCTTTAGAGAAGCATTAAAATCTCGGCCTCATCAGCCAATATAGAAAAGTCTATACGATTTCCAGCCTGAGCAGAAAGACCAAACAAATCAGTTGATCCTGAAGCGAAATGAGATTTAATAAGAGGTTTAAGTTCAGGGACATCTGTTATTTCAACAACAATGATTGGTGTTGGTCGTTCTTTCTTTTCTTTCTTTTTAATTGGAACATACCCATTAGAACCATAAGGAGTTGGGGTTGGTGGAACAGGTGGTTCAGAAGTTTGAGCAGTAGCAATCAAAGAACCAAGTTGGGCTGTTGCAGTTATTTCAACTTCAGGAGTTGCTTCAACTAATCCTGTTAATTCACCGAGTGTTGCTGTGGCTGTCGCAAGTTTTGTAACAACCGCTGTAACAGTCGCATTAAGTGAACCAAGAGGCGCATCAAATAACGGCAAGATAGTTGGTGTTGTGTCAGCCTCTGCTGTAAGCCCACCAAGATTTGTAGCACCTTGAGCGAAATGTGTTACAACAGATTGGGCTATCGAACTGATAGCACCTAAATTAGTTTGAGCAGTTGCTTCGACTTCTCTGATTGCTTGAGCAGCAGCATCTATTATGCCTAAAGAACTATTTGCATAATTGAAACTTGATTGAGGGTTTAACGCTGCTTCATCTAATTTGCCTTGAATAGAATCATCAAGTATCAAACCATAAGTTGCGTAAACAAAATCAACATCTAGTTGCCCTGTATCGAGGACTAACTTTTCAATCATTTTAACTTGCTATGGTCAAAGATGCTGTCAAAGAACCAGAAGCAATTGTGTAAGTATCTCCTGCTGTGTAAGGGTTACCTGTGATTGCACCTGAGAACAAAAAGTTACCAGCAGACAAGTTATCCCAAGCAGTAAAGAATGTTGCATCCTGTGAACCAGAAATGTTTACCCAAGAAATGTCTGCATCTGAAGTAATAGTTCCAGCAGTTGCTGCACCAAAGGAAGCAAGTTTTCTTGTAAGTTCAGTTGCAGGATTACCTGTGCCATCAGCACCAGGGTCGCCAACGTGAAGTTTCACGTAAACAGAACTTGCTGAATAAGCAGTTGCATTACCAACAGCATCCAATAAAGAGTTGGCCAAAAAAGAACTTAAACCAGTTGCCATAATTATTCTCCGTTAGTTTCTATGATTCTTACAATGTGATTATTTTCATCACGCTCAACAGTTCTAATCAAAGGCTTCTGTTCAGGTGCATTGATATTAACAATTGGTGGTTCAACATTGATTTTTGTTTGAGGAATATTAACCACAGTTTCAGGTATTTGAATATTGATTTCACTTGAACGTGAAACATCATAAACAGCACTTGGGTCTTGTGGATCAATTTGTGCAACTTGTTGAAGTTGTGTTGATGGAACTCCTGTGTGAATAATGGCTGGAAGCCCAAGTGCTGAAAGAACACTCGCTGGATCAAAACCTGTTTGCACAAGTCTTGTGGCCATAGATACACGTTTGTCTTGTTCGACAACATCTGCTTCGGCCAAGTTAATATTTGCCAAAGGAACACGGAACTGATCTCCTGCATCAACAGGGCGTAAGTCCTCAAATCTTCGAACATCATTCACAGAATAGAAACCTGCTTGTAAACCAATTGAATAACCTTGGATACGTGTTGTGAAATCACCACGAAGTAATCCATCAACATTGAACTTTAGGAAAGCCTCTGTTGGTAAAAGTGTTGAGTAAGCGTATTCAATTTTCTCAATGTATGGTCTTAGTGTGTGAACAACGAATTGAATATTGTTTTGTTCGACACTTGCGTACGATTGTGCGCCTGGCGTTGTAACACCGATCATATGAGGTGGGACACGGAACATTCTTGCAATCGATTCAACAACAAACTTTTGTGAATCCAACATTTGTGCTTCATCAGGATTTACACCTGTTTTAACATACTTAGCACCAGCAGAAAGAACACCAGTTTTGTGTGACTTTCTGAAACCTTTATGTGAACTATCAAAACCTGCTTGCAAATCTTTTGCTTGTTCTCTAGTTAAAGCACCAGGGAATTCAATGATGCCTTGAGTTGTTGCACCTTGGCCAAAGAATCTTGCAGCAAAACTTTGTAACGCTGAAGCCAAACCAAGGTTTTCTTTCAATTCATTTACTCTAGAAATACCACGCATTGCACCAGGTTTACGTATTTCAGTAATGTGCAACATATCTCTGGCTGGCACAACTCCTGCGCTGCCATTGTCAATTAAATATTCGATTTCTCTTGTTACAGCGTTGCGTTGCATTTGAACACGTAGTGGATCAAGGCAAACAAGGTTTGCTACGTCTCCACGACCATCACGAAATATTCTTGTGAAAGAGTTACCATCAAGAAGAAGTGAAACAAGTACTTGTTGATAGTGTTCGCTTCTTAGTAAATCTATGTCTGGTTTTTGTACCCATTCAGGTTTTGGTCTGTAAGGAACACGGCTTCCGTCTCTACGGATGAAAGCATCAACTGGAAGTGTTGAGATTGTGTCAGAGATTAAAAGCACACAAGCGTAGAAAGCCCCAATACTCATTGAGGTTCTTTCGTCTATGTTCGCGCCTGATTCAGTTGTGAATGCAAAAGTATCGCCAGCACCCCAAATAGATTGAAATGATATTGCGCGATTCTCGTTATTGTTAAAAAGATTACCTAACATTATTTGCCTCTCTCAAGCGCAAGACCTGTTAATACCAATGAAATACCTAATACTGTTATACCTGCTGGAATGAATATAAGTCCAATGCCAAAGGAAAGTGTAAGAAGTCCTACCACTTGGATAATTGATGAAATCAAAAAATCTCCTAAAAGAAAAACTCTGGGACTAGAGGTTCGGCATCATTTCTAGAAACTGTTGCTCTATCAAAAGCAATGATACTAGCAACTGCGGCATCTATCTTGCGTGGTGAACCTCTGTGTTCTTTAACAATTCTAGGTCCAAGTCTATCTATTTTCACAACAGCGTTAGAGATATGTCGTGTCAAAAGTGCTGATCCGTCTTGTGTAAGTTTCTCACCAACCACAGCGTCATAAAACTTTGCGCAAGCAGGAATCATTCGAGCAGCAGAAGTTGATGGCCATTCAACAACAGGTAAACCTGCATCCTGTAAAACTTGCATACTTCGTTGCCAACGGAAAGGGTCACAAGCAATCTCTTTAACGTTATGGTTTTTACAAAATTGAATAATCGTATCTTCTACTTGCAAAGAGTCCACGCGCCACTCGTCTGAATCTGTTGGCTGTTTCTCCCAAGCCTCAACAAGGAAAACGTGTGGTTCATCTTCAACAGTCACACCCATAATCACGGAAGCATCACCTGAGAAAGAACCATCAAAACCTAAAATAATTGGAACATCTTTATCAACTTCACGTTTACTTTCTCTTGCTTCCCAAGCACCATTCGGAAGCCAAGCAGTTTGAGAAGAAACCCAAGCATTAGTTCTCTTTGTTCTAAACTCTGCTTCAGGAGTTCTTTTAACAGCGGATTCAAAATCTTCAATAGAGTTCAAATCACCATAAGCAGGATTAGCAAGTTTCCAAGTCTCGGGATTGCGGTGATCCGCTTCAACACTTGCTTCCCACCAAGCCATAAAAAAAGATGGATCATCATATTCGCCACGAATAACTTTCTGACCATACTGATACAACGAGTAAGCAATTGAATCTTGCCCTGTTACATCTGCTTTAACACCAGCAGTAGTAATAGCCATCAACAAAGGCTCACGCCTAGCACCCATACCAAGTTGCATAACGTCAAACAATTCACGATTAGGTAAAGCGTGCAACTCATCCATAATTACAAGCGTTGGTGACAAACCCTCTTTGGTGTAAGCCTCAGAAGAAAGCACACGATAAACAGAACCAGTAGACGGAATCTCAATCGCATCACGATACAACTTTGCCTGCGCCAACAACTCAGGTTCAGCCTCAATCATTTTCTTAGCATCACCGAAAACAATTCGTGCCTGATCTCTATCAGCAGCACAAGAATAAATTTCACCACCTTGCTCGCCCATAAACAAACCCCAAAGTGCAATGCCAGATGACAAAGCAGACTTACCATTCTTACGAGGCATACCAACGTACGCAGTTCTGTTTTTGAAACGACCATCATCACGAACAGCGAAAATGTTATCTAAAAGTTTTTCTTGCCAATCACGTAAAACAATCTGCTGACCAGAACGACCAGCAACAGTATCTTTAGTTTGTATACACATTGAGTTAATAAAATCTGAAACTTCCCAACCACGCGAAGCGGCCAACTCAGAATCATCAACAGCAGTCAGCCACCTTGGCGGCCAAGACTTAGTTTCTGTTATCGCGTCTGGCACGTAACTCCTCTAACTTAGATTTCGCTTTAACCTCAGCAACACCAAGACGAGAACGATCAGTAGGAGTGAAACCAAGCAAACTCAAACTATTAGTAATATTCTTTTCCAACTCACGCAACGCTTTACGTTCACGCCAAGCCTCTGGATTATTCCAAACAAAAGCACGAAGTCTTACACGCTCATCCAACATTTCACAAGTCATCAACAAAAGTTCAATATCAGTCTTAGGTGAAATCCATAACTGGCCCATAGACCAAGTGCGATTCCACAACTCCAAACCAGCATCAAACAATTGTCTATGAGGAACAGGAATCTCATCAATAGCAGCAATCAAAATAGTTTCATTCTCTTTAGGCAAAGCCTGCTTACCAGGATTACCAAGTTTACGTTTTAACTCAATCGGTTTCGGTGGATTGCTCATTGTCTTTATTCAAAACCTTTCGCCCACAATCATCACAATCAACCCAATTGGATTTCTTGTCTTTCATTTCCTCAGTTGGTGGCTCAAGTTTCTCAAAGCCAACATCATCAAGTTCCCAACCAACAGAATCTAATTCAATCAGTTGCATAGCAAGTTTGTCGTTATCCCACTCAGCAAGTTCAGCAGTTCTATTATCAACCAAAGCATAAGCACGTGCCTGCTCAAAAGTCCAATCACTTGGAGTATAGGCAACAACAATTTCAGACCAACCAAGTTTCTTAGCAGCAGTCAAAGTTCCATTACCTGCAATCACAATGTTTACGCCAGTAACCACAATTGGTTTCCTTTGACCAAACCTTTTCAAAGAATTAGCAATAGCATCAATGTTCTTATCGCTATGTTTGCGTGCATTATCAGGATCAGATTGAAGTGAACTGATTTTAACTTTCACAATACGCAAGTCGTTCATAAACCAATCCTACTTCATTTGTTTTTTTGTTTTACAAAAACATCCCAACTTCGGAGATGCACGAAAGAC